TTTGTGATAGCGGACTCTGACTCAAAGAATACTACATTACCATCTACATTCTTCTCCAAGAACGACTGACAAACCCCGAGCAAGAAAAAAGTTTTGCCTGTTGAGGACTCTCCAGCGATGGCTGTAATTTTATTCGCAGGTAGACCGCCATGGATAGAGCCACTACATAGAGCATTGAAAATAAAACTACCGGTATCCACATAGCCGCTAACATCAGCAGCACTGAGGCCATCACTAACAATCGCAGCATATTCATTACCTGTTTCCCTAATTACATTCTTTAAGAAGTTTGACATCTACTTTTTCTCCCTCACTATAACTCATTGTATACCATTTTATATTATTTTTAAAAAAATAATCTTCTATTTCTTTTTTCTTCGACAAAGGAGCATTATAAGTATCGTATTGTTTATTTTCATAAACCGCCACTAACATATTTATCCATCCTCTTTGTGAACATCTCATAATACTCCTGTTGTGTAGGAAGTATCTCCTTATAATGATTAGTAAAATCAGTAATAGCCTTATTATATATATCATCATTTTGTAATTCTTGTATTCTCTGTTGCAATGTTTCAAAACTATCTATGCGTTGCCAATCCGTAATGTTATATGTATTATTCTTATCATAGTCTTGCCACACAAAAGGTACTAGGCCAACAGATAATGCTTCCGGATACCTAGATGTTGTAGCAGTTGGGTCACGCCAATTAAAACATAGAGTACACTTGGCTCGCTCTATCATTGGGTACAATATGTTCCATTCTTTTATCCACTTCGCATCTCTTTTAACACCTGATGGAAATCCACCAACCAATACTTGTGTTATATTAGGATCACGATATAATTTTCTAATAATTTTACCACGGTCATCACCATCTTTCATTCTACCCCAATAGGCAAAATCTTTATCTTTTTTAGTTGGCAACATCTGAGCCAATGGATTTTTCAATGTCTGTATAAAATGATACTTCATGCCGTGTATGTTAGCAGGGAAATCTATCTCATCTATTGTGTAGAAATCACCAAGGGTCACACCACTAAATGTTTCATCACGATATAACTCCTCTGTATCACCTCGGTCTGAACGCCACAGAATAATATGTTTACCTTCCATATGTGGTTTAATTTCTTCAACAAAGTTATTAGATGTCTCCAAGTCTCTTGGATCTATCTGTACTTCGCCGTGGTATCTAAACTCACTATCGGAAGGGATCACTACTACATCAGCATCTTTAAACACCTCAGCGTTGCGTTGCGGTCGCCGTCGTTTATCAAAACTTAAATTATATGTATCGTATGTATGTTGTGGATTATCTTTCATCCATCTAACATACAACTCAAAGAAGGAATCTAATACGGTCTCTAATGGACCTGTATAGGTTACATTACTTCGTATTCTAGCACAAACTATCTTCATTTATACCAGCTTATCACATTTATCTAATAATGTCAATAGTATCGATATTATCTTTGCGCCACACCTCAAGTTTGGACCGCAATCTACCGTCGGCTTTCAAAGCTTCATATCTTTTTCCAGCTTTATTCTTCCACCATTTCACTATATTTTCCAGCTCGTGTCTATCCCAAACTTGACCCTTTTTCAATTTATCTGTCTCTCTCAATATATATTCTAGACTATTTTCATATCCATAAGTGGACATATAAAACCTTTTCTGTGTGGTTATATTCTCTGTATCTTTTCTAAATTTTATAAAATTATTATAAGCATCCAAATTATATTGTTTCAAGCTATTACTAATAATACTAATCATTTTTGTCTGTGTCTTGAGTTTTCTAGATGATGCTTCCTTATGTATTAAGGGTTCATTTCCATTTCGACTTTCAAACCATTTTTTCATTTCGTGATACATATCCTCAGCAAATGTCAAAAAGAATTTAGAATCAGTATTTCCTTTGTATCGGAGAAAAGGTCTCATGCCATCATACATTGACCCACCTTTAATGTTACCATACAATGATGTGGTTTCAAACATACAAAATGGTCCGGAGTATTTTTTATTAAGAAATCTCCTCACATCATGAGAACAACAGATAGCAGCCATTAATTTACCACCCAAATAATTAAATCCAAATGGCTGGGCGGGTACAATAACAAACCCCATAATAGTACTAGCATTAAAATGTCTCATCTCTTCCAGATTTTCTGTCTGTAAAGGTCTACCTAACCATTCGTTTCTTGGTTTAGAATTAATAAGAGGAGATGCTAACTTAATAAAACCTACTATCTTCCCAGAATTTTTTTCTTGTACACATAGTTTACTATTCTTACCGGGAGGATCATCAGGAGAAAAACTAGCAGTCATCTCTAATAAATTGTTGAATGTTTCTCCAGTTCTTTTAACTATTTCAAAGTCCATATCTTCAGGATGAACATCAAAAGATTGAAACAACTCATCTTCGGGACCCAAACCAAACAGCGGTGTAGGCATATCTTTGATACGGTCTATCTTACGACTACGGAAATAATCATCAATACGATTAAACTTACTAAAGTATTGTGTTAGTTGATTAGCAGCCCAATAGGTATCTTTCTCTGTTAATATCATCCAAACAAAGCTTCTAATGTAACCTGTGTACCATAACTTCTATCTACTCGCCAGTCAATACATTCTAGTATCAATGAAATAGGATCAACAAAAGATTTCTCAAACTGTCTATCAAAATCTACCTGTTTATGTAAATCAAATTCTTTAGGCAACTCACCCAAGAAAGCAATAACATTAGACTGCAATGCATTGGGTGTTTTAAGTAATACATATTTTAACTTTTCACCATCCATAATCAGCGGATACTTATGTGTCAACTTATGTTTTTGTAACAAATGGTTATAAATGATAGCACCCTTGATATGCATAGGTGTACCTTTCTTGAATATTGTGGACTTATCACCCCACTTACGAATACCATTCACTGAACGAGGGAAGGCCATAGACTCTACAGGTAGTTCCATAAATTCTTTACGAAAAGTCTGTATAAACTTATTCACATTAAACTCATCTTCATTTACAATAACTTTTAATGAATCACGGATACGCTCACGACAAGCATATGGTGTTGATGACTTAACAGCCTCGATACCCATCACCTTGATTTGTGGTTCGGCATATCGTACACCCTCACTATCTATTACATTGAGAATGTATCGTTTCTTGGCAGTCCATATGCCCTTGTCAGCAATGACTTCTCTCTCCATCTCCATTTTATTTTCATATGCATTTATATACGAGGCAAGGTCTCTATAACATTCATCAATAAACGGTTGGATTTTTTCTTTAGCGATAGTGTCCAAGAAGTTGGTGATTGTGTCCCTAGATGTGTCACTTCTGTTTTCAAAAGTTTGACGTACAATTTTATCAAAGGTAACGTATATAGAGTCTGTATCGGATGCAACAATGTAATCTTGATCTTTTGTTTGTAGTATGGTGTTAATATAATCATTTACTTTTCCTTCAATCCATCTAATACTGAGTTGACCGGCCGTTGTTATAGCAGTAGCTAATCTCTCATCATAATAACGGAAATATTCATTACCCATAGAGCCGTAAGAACTATTTAGAGCAATCTTACGAGCCATTTGAATATTATGATAAGTTGATATCTGTGCCAAATACTTTTCGTCTTTCGTATCCTCATATCGCTGTTTAGCTTCGAGCATATACTTTTTAAACTTCACACGGTCATTGTAGAACTTCTCCATCAACTCTGGTAGAAACCCTTTAATGTCTGTACGAAAACAAGCACCATTAGGAGTAACAGTCAATCCCAATTCGGGCAACATACTGGTATCTACTTCTTTATTTAAAAGTTTATCAACTGAAATTTTATGGGGGAAACTTTCCTTTATCAAAGTCTCTACCGAAATATTATACTGCATAATTAAATGAGGATACAAACTATTTAAATCAAACGACATCACCCAGTTGTGTTGACCAACCTGTGGTTCTTTGACATAAGCACCTTCATACTTCGCAGTCTTATCATTCCTCATTCGTTGTGGTATGACTTTATTCTTCTCTTTAAGATAATTAAAGATGATAACATCCCACATACGATTCTGTGAATAAACATCGTTATAATTAATCTTAGCTTCATATGCCATCGTAAACATTAACTGGATCATACCCAGATGATTCTCTAATGCATCGACCAGTTCCACATCCTTGATGTTGTAATCAATAAACGATTGATAATCTTTAGTATACCATTCTTTGAATGTATCATAGGGATTGGGATCCTTTTTAGTACCCAACTCAACGAAAGCTATGTTGTCTAATGTGAATGACTCTTGGTCAGTATATGTAAACTTCTTATATAGGTCTAGATAATCTAAATTAGCCACACCCCATATATTATATCGTGTTACATCTCTTCCAAATGTGGAAGTATGTTCTTCAGTCACCACTTTCCACGGTGATAAAGTTTGCATAAACTTATTGCCAAAGAGTTTCTTTATTCTAAGGCAGAGATAGGGAATATCAAAGAAGGTAGTATTCCAACCAGTGATAACATCTGGTTGGACTGATTCCATAAACGAAACAAACTCCCTAAGCAACTCCTCCTCATCAGCACAATGCACATAATCAACATCATCCCTGGTGTTGTTATAGTCATAGATGCCCCACACCATAATCTTCTTAGTGGTGTAGTTCTTGACGGTAATGGCAAGGACTTCTTCCTCTGCCAGATTTGGGTCAGGGAAACCATTCTCACTTGCCACCTCAATATCAAGAGATAGAGTTAGAATCTTATCTTGATTCCATTCTATAATGCCTGGGTAGTTATCTGATATATAACAATACTGAAATCTCTCTTGACCGAATACCAAGTCGGGCTGTTCTTGATAGTTCTTTAGGAAATCTCTAGCCTGATAGATGCTATTAAACTTGACCGGTTCTACTGTCGTACCAGACAAGGTTTTATATTTCGTTTTTTTCTTAGTGGGAACAAATAAAGTAGGCTTATACTTTATCTTCTCCATAATCCGTTTGCCATTACTAATGGCACGCAGATAAAGGGTATCACCTTTAAGAATTATATTTGTGTAAAAGTTTTCAGACATATGGATAGTATATCACATATCCATCATCCAGTCAAGATTTGTTTAGTATCTACTTTTACTTCGGGTACTACTATACCAGAACCAAACATTTGCCTATAATTATTTACTATATCATCAGCAGGGTCTGCAATAAAAACAACATGTTCCCTTGGCACTTCAAAAGTCTTACTCTTTGCAAAAGGAACCCACGGCCCAAAACCCATTTGAACTTGTCCACCAGGCTCTGGATTACCCACAGGCATTATCATTGCTGGGTTTTCCAAAGTCACTACATCGGTGTTGATATCTATATCAGCTACCAAATCTTCACCACTTTTAAGTCTAACTAATTTTATTGCCATAATATATTTCTCTCTCAAACAACCTTTTTTTTATTTCCTATATTGTATTTTGTTTCTAACAACCATTCATTTTTCTCTTTATAAGTTAGTACCTTTATTTGTGATAAAGGAGCCTTATCCTCAGCATTCCCCATAATTTCCATCAATCCCCAATCAGATAATAAAGTAGCTATTGTATTTCTACGTTGCACATCATTAATACTAATGTTTGAGGGTTTACCATCTAGAGCAAAAAGTTCTTTAAAATGAACTAAAAAATATCTGCCTTGTTTATGTAATATATGACACGACTGATATAATTTTCTTTCTTTACGGGAGGCTATGCCAATGCGGGATAAAGTTTCTCTCACCTTTAAGAAATCATCTGGTTCTGCCAATTTGATTTCCAACATCAAGTCCGGATGCCACTCCAATTCTTCCATGACTAATCTCCATTATTATCATTATTATGGAGATATTTATTTCTTTCCGCCTTTAGACAATGTTTTTTTCATTATTTCTAATTGGTCCTCATTCAGAATAGTAAGAGCTATCTTAGCCTTCTCATTACTATATCCAAAATACTCTTTAACTAAATCTAAATTTTTTATCTTAGAAGCTTTCATCCATGGAGAAAATCGTTTCTTCTTAGGCAAACCATACAGATAAAAATCATACTGTAATTTTTTATCCATATGATGGAACCCATTCATTTCATTAGCAAACAAAACTGTATCAGCAAAACCCGACAAACATTTATTAACAATGAAGGTTGGATACTTCTTCTCCCAGAACTCATCACCATCCTCTACCATCAAGTTAGTCTTGTTGGTATTAATGCTATTCAGATAATCTTTCAAATCATACATGATAAAATGTATACCTCACAGTCAATTCTTCTCCTACTTTTATGTCTCTTGTGGCCACTAACCACATTACTCCTACGTCCTCATGGTTAATCTTGTGACAATTGGGGTCATCACTATGATTGATAAAACCACCCAGAGGTGTTCTAATGTAACCGTCAGGGAAAATGTCCTGTTTAACCCAGCCTATACCAAGAACACCTGACCTTATGTCTTCAACTGCAAACAAACCAAGGCCCTCGATATCAGACTTCTTGATTGTCAAACTATCAGGTAAGGGTTTATAATACATAATCATACACTAAATTGGACCTCTTCCATAATTATACACCGAAATACCCTTATTTGTCAACTCTTCCGTATGATAAGTTTTGCCAAATGGATCAAAGATAACACTTCCCGGATTGAAATCATAAGTAGAATATTGTTCATGGTGATGCATAACATAGGTTAATGGATAAGTTACCTCATCAGGATGACCATCCCAATATACATGAAAGGCTTTATGTTCTATAAAACTCCCCAATAAAATTGAAGGGGAACCTACCTCCTGGTCTATTCCTGGTTTAAATCCTTTACCCAAAATACATACATCATTATTAAAACTAATAATTTTTTCAGCCATTTTCTTAGCTTGTTTTTCTCTAGTAGTCATAATAGCTTCAAACAAATCATAACCCAAATCTAACTCTTTTGCCAAATATCTAAGAGCAATGTTATCTCTAGGATGACACCCACCACCATCGCCTAAACCAGCCGACATATATTTGGGTCCCATAATTCTATCTGTAGATTCTTTGAGAGCAGTAGTAATAACATCTACATTCATATTTCCTATACTTTCTGATACATCAGCAATCATATTAACTAATGCCAACTTGGTAGAAATAAATGTATTATAGAATATCTTAATACCCTCAGACTCTTCCCAAGTACCAGTTACAATTCGTGTCCTCTTAAATACAAATTTATTATAAAACCATTTCAACATCTTAGCATCTTTACTTTCACCACCATCTTCTGTTCCTATAATAATCATCTCCGGATAAATCATATCATACTTAACTGAACCTTGAGCTATCAAATAGGGATTATAAATGAAACGACCATTCTCAACTAAAGGAGCAATCTCCCTTCTTACTGTACCAGGCAAAACAGTAGATATCAATACTATAAGAGTCTTATCATTTATCAACTTATCAATAGAACTAACAACAGTCTTAACTGCTGTATAATCAAAATCTCTAGGTTCTAAATGACTAGTGGGATATCTTCCATCATAATCTTTATGGTGGGGTGTGGGCACGGCAACAAAAACTATATCTTTATTTTCTACAGCCTCTGCCAAAGTTTTAGTCATATTAAGAGTGGTATCTATCTCTTGCCTGATATCAAAACCAACAACATCATAATGCTGTGCCATAACTTCAGCAGCATCTTTACCTAAATTGCCTATGCCTACAAAACCTACTCTCATTTTAAACTCTCCACAATATGTTTCATCACTTTATAAGGATCTGCATTGGCTGCCGGTCGTCTATCTTCAAGATAACCATTCCAATTATTATTTACAGTAACAATAGGTATGCGTATACTAGCACCCCTATCACTAACCCCATAACTAAATTTCTTAATAGATTGTGTCTCATGCTTTCCTGTCAACCTCTTTGCATTATCAGAACCATACTCTTTGATAGCTTTACTATGTGTAAGACCCAATTTCATACAAGTATTTGTCATTAAACTTTCTGTTCCCTGATATCTCATTTCATCATTGGAAAAATTAGTATGCATCCCGGAACCATTCCAATCACCTGCTTGGGGTTTAGGACTAAAATCAATAGAAACTCCATGCATCTCTGCAATTCTCTGTAAAATATAACGAGCCATCCATAAATCATCACCGGCTCTGATACCTGAACCTAATACTTGAAACTCCCACTGACCCAATGCAACTTCAGCATTAGAACCTGTGATACCAATACCAGCGTTCATACAAGCTTCTGTGTGTCGGTCTACTATCTCTCGCCCCACTACATTACCTTCACCTACACCACAATAATAATCACCCTGTGCTCGTGGTTTACCTTTCTCTGGCCACCCTAACGGACGACCATTTTGATACATAAAATATTCTTGTTCAAAACCAAACCACCACTCATTACTCACCAAGTTCTGGCAATATGTTCTAGTGTTGGATGGATGATTTTCGTGATCGGCAGTTAATACCTCACACATAACATAAGTGCCTTCTAATCCAGGTCCAGTTTGTGTTGCATCTGCACGGATACGGTCAATAGTTTTGTATTCTGCAACTGGATTAAGTATACAATCTGACTTATCACCTGTTGCTTGTTCCGTAGAGGATCCATCAAATGACCAAACACCAGCATGATTATCAATCTTCACTTTACTTCTCAATGATGGTTCGGGAATGTATCCATCTAACCAAACATATTCAAATTTTTTCATTATAAATTTCCTCAATTTTAAATTTTTAACATAAACAAACCATTACCAGTAGGATGAATTTGCCAGTTTTCTTTGTAAGGACCCATCTCATAACTAGCTTTAACTATCTTAAATCCTGCAGTTACAAATAAGTTAATCCACCAATCTAAATTTTCTCTAATCACATGGGTAACATCTTTCTCATACGCCTCAATAAAATATTTTTCACCATCACCCAAAGGAACCATTACCATCATCTTCTTACAACTGTTCCGCAACATCATCAATTGACTATCAATATCTTCATAAGGTATATGTTCTAAAATATCTTTGCAGATAATCCAATCATAAAAACCAAACTCTGCCAAAGGTTCAATACAAGTTACATGACCATTAACTTCTTTAGGTGCTTTTGATATAGCATA